CCACGGCCTCTACGTCAAGGCACGGCTGCACGACAACTGGCTGACCCAACCGGTCCGCGATGCCATCGCATCCGGGTCGATCGACGGCATGTCGTTCCGGTTCTCCGTCGTCAAGGAAACGTTCGACGAGTCCGGTGACATGCCGCTGCGGACCGTGCAGGAAGTGAAGCTGTACGAGGTCGGCCCCGTGGTGTTCCCCGCCTACGACACGACCACCGTCGGAGTCCGGTCGCGCGAGATCGCAGCGATCCTCTCTGACCCCACCGCACTCGGCGACCTCGCCCGTGCGCTCGTTCTCGGCACTCCCACAGGTGAAGCCGCCCCCGCGGGCACTTCCGACGACGGAGCCGCCGACCCGCAGGGAGCCGCCGCAGGGCACTCCGGCCTCACCCGCGAAGCACGCGCCCGCGTGCTCGCTCTGCACTCCTGAAAGGACCTCCATCATGGAGACTCGCGAATCCCTCGCTGCGGACATCGGCTACCTCGATGCCTGCCTCACCACCATCCACGAGCGCGCCGGCGACGGCGCCCTCACCCCCGAGCAGACCGCCGACTTCGAAGCCGGCGTCGCACTGCGTGACGAGAAGCGCGCTGCGCTCAAGGCCATCGAGGACCGCCACGCGACCCTCGAGCGCCAGGCCAAGGACCCGGCCGCTGTCGTGTCCGGTGACGGTGCCAAGTTCACCGCCCCCGGTTCGATCGTCCGGTCCGATCCCTTCGACCTGTCCGACCTTCGGTTCGATGCCACCCCCGGTGAGCTTCGCGACCGCGGCCTTCGTGCCATCGAAGCCGTTCCCGGCCTGAAGGACGCGCACCGTGAGCGGGCTGAGGAGCTCGTTCGTGGCCTCGACCACACCGTCGCTCTGCGCATCGCTGCCACCGGCTCCGACGACTACCGCTCCGCGTTCGGCAAGCGGCTCGCCGACCCGCTCGGCCGCAACCTCACCCCGGCGGAGTACGCCGCTGAGGCCCGCGCTGCGTCGCTCACCGACAACGCCGGCGGCTACGCCGTCCCGTTCACCCTCGACCCGACCCTGATCCTGACCTCGGATGGCTCCGCCAACCCGTTCCGTCAGATTTCCCGTGTCGTGCCGATCACCACGGACACCTGGAACGGTGTCTCCACCGCTGGTGTGACCGCTGCGTTCTCCGCTGAGGCCGCTGCCATCACCGAGAACTCGCCGACCCTGGCCCAGCCGTCGATCAAGGCGGAGCGCGCCACTGCCGTCATCGACTACTCGCTCGAGATCGGCATGGACTACCCGGCGTTCCAGTCGGACATGCTCATGTTGCTCAACGACGCGAAGGACACGCTGGAGGCGACCAAGTTCGCTGTCGGCGCAGGATCCGGCTCCAGTGAGCCGAAGGGCATCGTGACCGCCCTGGCCGGTACGGCGTCTGAGGTCAACGTGGCCGGCTCCGAAGGTGTGTTCGCCGGAGTCGACCTGTACGCACTCGAAGAGGCGCTCGGGCCGCGGTTCCGTCCGAACGCCTCGTGGGTCGCCAACAAGTCGATCTACAACAAGGTGCGCCAGTTCGACACGGCCGGTGGCGCTGCCCTGTGGGAGCGGATCGGTGCGGGGCTTCCCCCGACGCTGCTCGGCTACCCGGTGCACGAAGCGTCCGCCATGGACGGTGTGTGGGACGTGGCCGCGACGGCCAACAACTACATCGCCATCCTCGGTGATTTCCGCAACTACGTCATCGCCGACCGCATCGGCATGTCGGTCGAGGTCGTCCCGCACCGCGTGGACGGCAACGGCAAGCTGACCGGTCAGCGGGCGCTGTTCGCCTACTGGCGTGTCGGTGGCGACTGCGTGAACATCGCCGCCTTCTCGATGCTGGACAACCCCACCGCGGCCTGATCCAGCTCGTCCCCCGGTAGATGGGGCGGTCCTTCCCTGGTTGGGACCGCCCCATCACCACCCCGTTTCCCCCTGCTCCCTGGAGGCTGTCATGGCTCTCGTCCGCGCAATCACCGGCATCGCCACCAAGACGGGGGCGATCCCGGTCGGTACACGGCTCGACGCATCCGATCCGATCGTGGTCGCCTGCCCCCAGTTCTTCGCGCCGATCGACCCAACGGTGGAGCAGGCCACCGCGGCACCGGGAGAGAAGCGCACCGCGCCCGCCAAGAAGGCCGCGGCGAAGAAGGCCGCTACCCGTGCCCGCCCCTGACCCGTACCTCACCGCCGTACAGGTGAGGGCTCGTCGTCCGCGCCGGCTCACCGCTGCGGACGACACCGAGATCGTGTCGCTTGTCGCCCGGTTTGAGGACATCGCTGAGCGGTACTTGGACCAGGCGTTCCGTGCACGCGAGGACACCTACACCGGGTACACCCGTGGCGGCTGGCTCGAACTCCCCCACCACCTCGTCACCACGGTCGCGGTCGAAGACGCTGACGGCAACGACATCACCCTCGCAGCGGACGCGCTCGACTCCGAGCGTGGCCGGGTCGCCACATGGGCCACCGGTCCACTCACCGCCGCCTACACGCACGGTGCCACCACGCCCCCGGAGATCCTGCTCGCCAACTGCGCCATCTACTGCGAACGCATGGTCGCCATCGACAACTCGGGTTCGACCCGCGACACGTTGTCGAAGGTGTTCGACGGTGGCATGTCCGAGCGGTACTCCACCCCGAACTTCGCCGAGGGCCGGCCGACCGGGTTCTTGCAGATCGACGCCGACCTGAACGCCATGCGCAACCGTCGCCCGATGGTGTTCTGATGCCGGCCAACTCGCAACGCTGGCCGCTCACGCAGCACCTTGTCGGACTGTTCGACCTTCAGCCCGGCGCAGCCACCGTGTCCGTTCTTGACTTCCCGCCAGGTGAGAACGACATCACCGACGAGATGCTCGTCGCGACTGAGATCGATTCCGAGTTCTCCGTGCCGACCGCCAAGGCCGGCCGCTCCGACCGCGATGAGGTCATCACGATCGTGTGGACCGTCATGGTCAACGGCCGCACCACCCCGGATGCGTGCATGACCCGGTTCGACGAGATCGTCGCCTTCGTCGACAACACGTTCGCCGATGACCCGTCACTCGGCGGGTTCCCCGGTGTGCTCGAAGCCCGGATCACCGGATCGAAGGGCAACCCGGCCCGTGCCCAGGACGGGTTCTACGTCCTCGGCACTGTCACCACCGTTATCGAAACCCGTCTCCACTGAGGGAGTTGACCGCATGAAGGTCATCAACACCACCGAATCCGACCGCCGCCTCGCCGACGGGACACGCGCCGTGCGCGGCAAGCCCGTCGAAGTCGATGCTGCGCTCGGCGCCGACCTGGTCGACCAGGGCTGGGTCGAAGCATCCACCGTGGTCGACACGGTCGCTGACGTTCTCGCCGAGGTCGGAGACGACCCGGTCAAGGCGGCTGCCGCCCTGGCAGTCGAAGAGGGCCAGGCGAACCCCCGCCCGACCCTCACCAAGAAGCTCGCCGCGATCGCCGCTGCGGACACCGACACCGAAGGAGCCTGACCATGGCTGCACCATCCACCATCGCAGGATCGGTCGGGTTCGCCGACGAGGTCACGCCCGGACTGGCGGTCGCCCCCGCCCTGCACCTCCCCGTCCTCGAGGAGACCATCGAACGCACCGACAACCCGTTGGAGTCCGATGCGATCTGGGCCAACCGGCGCATCCGCGACGAAGACGCCAGCAACGGCGGCAACATCGAAGTGGCCGGGTCGGTGAACTTGGAGCTGTCGAACCGTGGAGACACGAAGCTGTTCAAGCACATCTTCGGTGCGGCACCTTCGACCTCTGGTGCTGGGCCGTACGCGCACACGTTCACCCTCGGTGATTCGTCTGGTCTGACCGCGTCGATCCAGGCCGGTGTGCCTGGCGTGAACGGCACCGTGTACCCGAAGACCTCGACGGGCTGCAAGCTGTCGTCCGCTGAGATCGCAGGTGATGTTGGCGAGATCGTCACGCTCGGCACCGAGTGGGTCGGGATGCGGCAGACCATCGGGTCGCGCACCGTCGCCGATGGTGTCCTCAACACGACCACCACCGTGACCAGCGCGAACGCGAACTTCACGGAGGCCGACCGGTACAAGCCGATCTCCGGCACCGGTATCCCTGTCGGCGCGTACATCTCGTCGATCGTGTCGGAGTCGACGATCCTGCTGTCCGCCGCTGCCACCGCGACGGCGACCGGGGTCAGCATCGTGATCGGCAAGGCGCTCGCCTCCGTCACGTACCCGGCCGACCGGTACCCGTACAAGATGGTCCACGCCTACCTGACCATCGGCGGCACCGCCTACGACATGACGTCGTTCTCGCTCGGGATCGACAACCAGATCGAAGCCCGCTACTTCGCCGGAGACGCCTGCTCGAAGGAGCCGATGTCGAACGGCAACCTCGCCGAAGTCGGCGGCACGATCGGAACCGAGTTCGGCGGGCTCGACCTGTACGACCGGTACCTCTCCCATGAGAAGTTCGCGCTGGTCATCGGCCTGTCGAACGGTGCCGACTCGTTGGTGGTCACCACCAACTCGCGGTTCACGCCTGGCGGCTCGCCGAACATCTCCGGTCGCGGCCGGGTCATGCAGGACATCCCGTTCACCTGCCTCGGCGCCGGCACCGACGCATCCGGCATCACCGCAGTCCTGACCAACTCCGACGCCACTTCCTGACCGATGGCTGCCCCGTCGAAGGGGATACGTGGACCCGGCACCCGTTCCGGGTCCACGTCAGGTGTCGAAGTTCTCGGGCTGTCCGCGTTCCGCAAGGAGCTACGCCAGCTTGAGGACCCGAAGCCGTGGACCCGTGAGCTCGGGAACGTCAACCGGGAAGTAGCCAAGCAGGGCGCCGAGTGGGCGCGTGCTGCGGCTACTGCGATGGGTGGCCCGCAGAAGCATTTCGCGGGGGCGATCAGGGGCTACGGCTCCGCTGCCTCGGCACGGATCGCAGTCAAGGACCAGGACGCGTACGCAGCGTTCTGGGGTGCCAAGCAGCGGACAGGTTGGAACGCCGGCAACAAGACCCCGAACCAGCCCGAGTGGGTCGGGAACTCATGGGACGCCGCCGTGCACGGTCAAGGCCCGTACGCGATCAACGACGCGCTCGCCACCCGCCTCCGCCAGTTGGAAGCCCTCTACATCAACGGCATCGACGACATCACGCGTCGGGCGTTCCCCGACGCGTCCTAACCAGGAGCAAACCAGATGGCACCCCGCAAGAAAGCCAGCGCACCCCGTGTGAAGAAGGGCGGCTACGACGCCGCAGCGGAACGTCTGGCCCGTGCATCGAAAGCCCTGAAGGTCACCGTCCCCGGCACTGATGTGGAACCGTTCGCTGTTCCGCTGGCGAACATCCCCGGCAGTGTCCGCCGCCGCATCCGCGCCGAGACAGGCAAGCCGCTCGAAGCGCACACGACCGATGAAGCCGGGCTCGACACGTACGTGATGCTGTGGTGGATCTCCCGTCTGGTCGACGGGGAGAACGTCGCTCTCGCTTTCGCTGAGGCCGAGTGGGACGACCGCTGCGCCGGCATCCGTCTCGGTGACCTCGAAACCGAGTGGGTCGACGTGCACGACGGCACCGACCCGGAGGCTGATCCAGCGGGGGAAGCCCCAGGGCAGCCCGACTGAGGGACCTGCCCGCACTGGCCCACTGGTGCCATCTGACACCACGGGACGTGGACGACCTGTCCCCAATCGAACTCGAAGTGTTTACCGACTGGATCAACGCGCAAGGGAGGTGACCTGATGGCTGTACGCCGGTTGAGTGTGGAGATCGTCGGGTCTGCGAAGGGAGCGCAGAAGGCGTTTGGCGACCTGGAGAAGGCGTCCGGCAGGGCGGGGAAGAAGACCGAGTCGTCGCTGTCGAAGGCGAACAAGGCACTCATCGGGTTCGGTGCTGGTGCTGCGATCTACGGGGCGTTCTCTGCGTTCGATGAGGCGCAGAAGGTCACCGCCCAAACCGAAGCGGTGCTCAAGTCCACGGGTGGCGCAGCGAACGTCACGTCGAAAGAGATCGAGGATCTGGCCGGGTCGCTGTCGAAGAAGACCGGGGTTGACGACGAGGCGATCCAGTCGGGCGAGAACCTGATCGCCACGTTCACGAACATCCGCAACGAAGCCGGCGAAGGCAACGACGTCTTCACGCAGACGACGAAGGCCGCGCTGGACATGTCGGTTGCGATGGGCACCGACATGAAGTCGGCGTCGATGCAGTTGGGCAAGGCGCTCAACGATCCGGTGGCCGGATTGTCGAAGCTCACGAAGGTGGGTGTGACGTTCACCGCTGCGCAAAAGGACCAGATCAAGGCGCTGGCCGAATCGGGCGACACGCTCGGGGCACAGAAGGTCATTCTTCAGGAGCTCAACAAGGAGTTCGGCGGGTCGGCTGAGGCCCAGGCGACCGCTTTGGGTAAGGCGAAGGTGTCGGTCGACAACATGGCCGAATCCGTCGGCGGTGCTCTGGCACCTGCGTTGGAGTCGGCTGCGTCGGCGCTCGGGTTCCTTGCTGACGGATTCTCCGGTCTTCCGTCGTCGGTGCAGACTGCCGTTCTCGGCCTGGGTTTGGCGACTGTTGCTGCAGTGAAGTGGGGCGACTCGATCGGCACGGGACTGTCGGCAATGAAGACTGGTGCGTCGACGATCGGCGGGTTCGCTTCGGCGCTCGGGTCGATCAACACTCTCGCAGCCGAACGCGGCTTGTCTCGTGTCGACACCCTCCTGAACGTGTTGGATGCGGGCGGCAACAAGAAAACGGCCTCCACCGTTCGTGGCGTCAAGGGCGTCACCGATGCTCTCGGCGGCATGACCGGTGCGTCCGTGATCGGGGCCGGTGCCATCGCAGGGGTTTCGGTCGCCCTGTGGAAGATGCAGGCCGATTCCGAGCGCGCCAAGAACAACATGAAGTCGCTTCAGAAGCAGATCGAATCGGGCATGACCCCGGGCGAAGCTGCGGCCCAGAAGCTGACCAACACGCTCGCCGGTCTCGATGGCGGGTTCGAGGGGCTCGCGGGGTCGTCCAAGCAGTTCCGCAAGAACATGAAGGAAATGGGGATGACCGCCACGGACGTGGCGGCGCTGATCTCTGCGCCCGCCGATGAGTGGGAGGCCGCTGCGAAGCGGATGGCGAACACCAAGGGGATGAACAAGCACCAGGCGTCCGAGTTCGTCTCGAACATCGACATGATGCGGTCCAGCGTTCACAACGCCACCGAGGCGGACAAGACGCTCAACGCCGTGCAAAAAGAACTGGGCGTGTCGGCGGAGGGCACAGCCGGTGATGTCGGCGCCCTCGGCGGCCAGACGGAGGAGCAGGCGGCTGCGTCGGAGGCGGCAGCCGCTGCGACTCAGAAGCACGCCGACGCTATGGCCCGCGCGGACGAGAAGGCGAAGCTGGCGACTGACAGCATCCAGAACTTCTACGACGCGACCACCGCTACGACTGCATCGCAGATCGACGTAGAGGCCGCCATCGACGCCGTGACGGAATCGTTCAAGGCGAACGGGACCACCCTCGACATCGGCACCGAGAAGGGGCGGGCGAACACGTCGGCGATCATCGACGCGAAGGACGCCCAAGTCGACCTGGCGATGGAACTTCGGAACACGTCAGGGTCGAACGCTGCCATCGCGTCGATGGTCAGCTACTCCACGAAGCTCCACGACACGCTGCGCGCCTCGGGTCTCACCGAGGAACAGACGAACCAGCTCATCGCCCAGATGAAGCTGACCCCGAAGGACATCTACACGAAGTTCGGCTCGAACGCCACCGCCGCAGAATCCAAGACCCAGGGTGTCATCAACAAGATGTCCCAGGTCCCTGGCTGGAAGAACACCTACTTCGATGTGGACACGGCCAACGCGATGAACAAGCTGGCCGCCCTGCAAAACATGCTGAACGCGACAGCGGGCATGGTTTCCGCTGGCGTCGGTGGCGGGCTGGGACGGCTCGACGGGCAGCGTGCGGCGGGTCACGATCCCCGCAAGCCCGGACGCGCCAAGGGCGGATCTGTTCACCGCGGGTCGATCTACGAAGTCAACGAGGACGGCACCGAACTGTTCGCACCAGGGATGACCGGGTCGATCATCCCGGCTGCCCAATCCCGTGCGCTCGTCGGTGGTATGGCCGCAGGCGGCTCCCCCACGTACATCACGGTGCAGGTGCAGGGCAACGTCATCGGGATCGACAACTTCGCCAGTGAGCTCCAGACGGCCATGAACAAACAGACCCGCCGTGATGGCCGGTCTGGGCTGATCGTGTCCCGCAGCAGGGCTGTGGTCGGATGACCTGGACGCCACCACGCGTCGTCGTCAAAGTCGCGCTTGAGAAGGGGCCGTTTGACACGGTGTCGGGTGGGGACTGGACGGACCTGTCGTCTCGGGTGCGTGGGCAGGTGTCGTGTAAGCGGGGCCGGTCTGATGTGCGGTCACAGTTTGGTCCGGGGACGATCACGGTCACCCTGGACAACTCGGATCGGATGCTCGACCCGCAGAACCCCAGCGGGCTCGTCTACGCCGCCGGGATGGAGGGTCTGCCGCTGTGCCCGGTCACGGTCGACTGGGTGTGGGACGGGGACACCTACCGGATGTTCACTGGTCTGCTTGGTCCTGAGTGCTGGCTGACCACTACTGCGCCGCATGGCGAGAACGCCACCGTCGTGTTGCAGGCGATGGACCAGGCTGCGTATTCGCCGGGTCTACCGGGTGATCCGTGGGCTGCGATGCTCGCTGCGTTCCGGCCGGAGTGGTGGCTGCGCATGGACGGCGGATTCCCGGTGGT